TAAAAAACAGTTCACGGTTGATGGATCTTTAGATCAAAGATTTATATTAGATAACTCATTCATTGATACTGCTACTCTTATTGTAAAAGTTAAGGGTCCATCAGACTCTGGAGATGGTAGAGAGTATAAACAGGTTGATAATATCTTAAACGTTAAAGCAGACTCTGAAATTTATTTACTACAAGAAGTTCAGGATGAAAAATATGAACTTCTATTTGGAGATGGAATAATCGGTAAAAAATTAGAGAATGGAAGTATCATCACAGCAACATATATTGTTACTGATGGAAAGGAAGGTAATGGACCATCTCTGTTTTCATTTGCAGGTACATTTAGAGACTCTGTAGATCAGCAATTAATACCATCAGGATCAATTACGATCAATACAGTTTCTGCTGCATCAAATGGTGGTGATATTGAATCCATTGATTCTGTAAAATATTTTGCTCCTCGTCTTTATTCATCTCAGTATAGAGCAGTTACTGCTAGAGATTATGAGACTATTGTTCAATCAATCTACCCAAATACCGAATCTGTTTCAGTTGTTGGCGGAGAAGAGTTAACTCCACCTAGATTTGGAACAGTTTTAATCAGTATTAAACCAAAGAATGGTGATTACGTTTCAGACTTTGATAAGCAAACTATTTTATCAAAACTAAAACAGTATTCCTTAGTTGGGATTAAACAAGAAATCATAGATCTTAAAGTTCTTTATGTTGAACTTGATAGTTATGTTTACTATAACTCTTCGCAAGTTTCCAATGTCAATGATCTAAAGACAAAAGTTATTAGTACTCTAACAACATATTCAAGATCTGTAGATGTTAATAAATTTGGTGGAAGATTCAAGTATAGTAAGATTCTTCAACTAATTGATAATGCAGATACTGCAATCACATCAAACATTACTAAAATTATTATAAGAAGAAATCTAGTTGCTTCTTTAAATCAATTCGCACAATATGAACTTTGCTTCGGTAATGCATTCCATGTTGATCCAAAAGGATATAATATCAAGAGTACAGGATTTACTATTTTTGGAGAAACAAGTACAGTTTACTTAACTGATATTCCAAACTCTGATCGTTTAACTGGTATTATTGCTATCGTAACACAAGATATTGGTAGTGATAAAATTAGAGTCGTTAATAATTCGGTTGGAACTGTTAATTATGTAACTGGAGAGGTCCAACTTACCACAGTTAATATCACATCAACAGTTCTTGAGAATAATATTATTCAAGTTCAAGCATATCCAGAATCTAATGATGTTGTTGGTCTTAAGGATCTTTATCTGAGTTTTGACGTCTCTAGTAGCAAGATAAATATGGTTAAAGATACTATTTCTTCAGGTGAACAAATATCTGGTGTAGGATTTAAAGCGACTTCAAGTTATTCAAACGGAGATCTAAAGAGGCAGTAATATGATATCAACTGGTTTTGATGCAAGAGTAAAGATAAATCAAATAATTGAAAGTCAACTCCCAGAATTTTTACTCTCAGAAAGTCCAAAATCTATTGAGTTTTTCAAGCAATATTATATTTCTCAAGAGTTTACTGGTGGTTCTTATGATATTGCAGAGAATCTAGATCAATATCTAAAGTTAGATAACTTAACCCCAGAAGTTATCACTGCTTCAACGTCTCTATCAAGCAATATTACATCAAACTCTGGAGTTGTTACAGTAACTTCAACTAAGGGTTTTCCATCTGAGTATGGTTTATTAAAAATTGATGATGAAATAATTACATATACTGGGCTAACTACAAATACTTTTACTGGTTGTATTCGTGGATTTTCTGGTATTAGTAGTTATCATTCAGAAACAAATCCAGAAGAACTGGTATTTTCTTCAACAGATGCTGCTTCACACTCTTCAGGATCAACTGTTGAGAATCTTAGCGTAGCATTTTTAAAAGAATTCTATAAAAAATTAAAGTATTCTTTAACTCCTGGATTAGAAGATGAAGACTTTGTCCCCAATTTAAACGTTGGGAACTTTATACGAGAAGCAAGAAGTTTTTATCAAGCAAAAGGAACAGAAGAATCCTTTAGAATCCTGTTTAATGTACTTTATGGATATACCCCTAAGGTTATTAATTTAGATAATTTACTACTGAGACCTTCTTCTGCAGCATTTCTTAGAAGAGAAGTAATTATTGCAGAAAAGATTAGTGGAAATCCAAATAATCTTATCGGACAAACGATATACAAATCAACAGATTTAAAAACAAAAGCATCTGTTTCTAACGTTGAGATCTTAACAAGAGGTCAGAAAACTTATTATAGATTAGATCTATTTGTTGGATTTAGCGATGCTGATGTTGTTGAAGGAAACTTTACTATCTCTCCAAAAAGTAGAGTAATTGATTCAGTCTCAATTGGTTCATCTGTAATTACAGTAGATTCAACAATTGGATTTGATCAATCTGGAACTGTAATTTGTGGTAATAATACCATTACATATTTGGATAAAACCATTAATCAGTTCTTAGGTTGTAGTGGAGTTGATTTTGCTATCTCTCCAGCAACAGATATTAGATCTGATGAAGTTTACTATGGATATGAAGATGGAGATATTAATGCAAAATCTGAAATAAGAATTACTGGAGTTCTATCAGATTTTACGGAATTGAATAATATTGAGGAAGTTATTGTTGGGGAAAAAATACTAGTAAAGAATCTTGGAGAATCCATTAGCAATCCAGATTCAGCAAATCAGTCATATAAGCAACTATTTGCAAATTCTTGGATTTATAATACTAGTTCTAGATTTAATATTCTCAATATCTCTGGATCTACATTTACTCTAGGAACTGAAATTGATGACTCTAGTTTAAAAGTCGGAGATCATGTTGACATTTTAATCAGAAATACTCAGACAATAGTAGTCTCTGATGCAATAGTAGCAAATATTAATAAATCAAATAAACAAATTATTCTTAATAATATCATTTCATTCTCACCAGTATCATCCATTGATTATGATATAAGAAGAAAAATTAATAAGGCTTCTTCAAATGCTGCAGAAATTGAATATGGAAATAATCAAATAGTCTCCGATGTTCAAAATGTTTATAATGAACTGGATGAATATTTCTATGTTGCATCAAATTCACTACCATCTTATCCAATAGAAATAGAATTTACTGAAGCATCCATATCTGATGCTATTGGTGGAGGTAGTTTACAAGGTCTTGATGTTAATACTGAAACTTATTCAATCATCTCTTTTGCACAAGCTGTTCCTTTTATCACTGGCGATGAAGTAGTTTACAGTTCACAAAATAGTGATATTCCTGGTTTAGTTTCTGGTTCAACTTATTTTGTTAAAGTTTTACCGTTAACTAATCAAATTAAATTATATGCATCGAGATCATTTATCGAAATTGATGATTATGTGATGTTCTATGAGACCCTCATTGCTGGATCACACACTTTTACATTATCTTCTCAAAAAAATAGAAAAGTTTTTCCACAAAAATTACTGAGAAAGTTTCCACTTTCGCAAAATATTAAAAATGGAAGTAATGAAAAAACAAATACAGGATCTATTGGTTTACTAGTTAATGGTGTTGAAATTATTAACTATAAGTCTGATGAAAAAGTTTACTATGGTCCCATCGATAATATTAAAGTTTTCAATCAAGGTGAAAACTATGATGTCATAAATCCACCAACAATTGAAGTTGCTGCCCCAAGCAGTGGAGTACAAGCTTTAATTAGACCTGTTGTTAGTGGTATTGTAACAGATGTTGTCGTTGATCCTCAAGATTTTGATATTGCTGATGTAACATCTGTAACTATAACAGGTGGAAATGGATCTGGTTGTCAACTTCAACCAATTCTAGAAGATAGATATAGAACTGTTTCTTTTGATGCAAGAGTAACAACTCAGTCTGGTGGTGTTGATATTAATCAAGAAACAATAACATTCTTAACAAATCATAATTTCAAAAATGGCGAACCAATTGTTTATAGCAATAATGGAAACCAGAATCTTGGAGTTGCAACGTATTTTGGTGGAAACTTTGATCAGTCTCGTTATTTGGTAAATGGTGGTACATATTATGCAAAATTATTCAGTAATAATACAATTCGTTTACATCCAACATTAACAGATTTTATTTCAGGAATTAATACTGTTGGATTTAGTACAATTAATGCTGTAGGTATTCATAAATTTAGAACATTTAATTCAAGAAAAACTTTAAGAGCAATTAAAGTATTGAATTCTGGAAGTGGATATGAAAATAGAAAACTATATGCAAAACCATCTGCAGTTTCACTAAGTCAAGATTGGATAAGTTTTGATAATCATAATTTTAAAGATGGAGATCTTGTAACTTACTCAACTACTGGATCTGCTATTTCTGGATTATCAACTTCTAATCAATATTATGTTATTAAATATGATTCTGATACTTTCCGTTTGGCAAATGCTGGTATAGGAGGAACAATATCTTCCAATTATGCCAGAGGAAGTTATGTCAAACTTAACTCTCAAGGATCTGGATATCATATTTTTTCATATCCAGAAATTTCTTTAAATGTTAATGTTTCTTTTGCAAGCAGTACTGCAGGGATTATAACTGCAACTCCAGTTATTAGAGGAAAAATTGTAGATGCATATCTATATGAAAATGGAAGTGGATATGGATCAAAAACAATTAATTTACACAAAAAACCACAGATAAGCATTAAAACAGGAACTGGTGCAGAATTAAAAGCTTTCGTTGTAAATGGAATAATTGTAAGTGTTCAAGTTCTTGCTGCTGGAAGTAACTATAACGCTGCACCAGATTTAGTAGTTAATGGAGAAGGTATTGGTGCTGTTCTAAGAGCTAAAGTTTCTGGTGGTTCTATAACTGATGTTATTGTAATTAATGGTGGATCAAACTATGTTCAAAATACAACATCAGTTTCTGTCCAACCTCCTGGAAAAAATGCATTCATTGATATTTCTGTCAGATCTTTAACAATTAACTATGCTAATCGTTTTGGAAAAGAAACATTATTGCCAAGTGAGAATAATGTTGGATATGGATGGATTGGATATTCTACAAGTATTGCTCTAGATCAATTTTCTGATGATGGTGCAAATCACTCACCTATCATTGGTTGGGCATATGATGGTAATCCAATTTATGGACCATATGGATATTCAGATCCAGAAGATAGTGCTTCCACCATTAAGTTACTAAAAACTGGATATACATTAAATCCATCTATCATCACAAATCGCCCCTCGGGATTTTCTCCAGGATTTTTTGTTGAAGATTACATTTATGATGATTCTGGTGATCTTGATTATCACAATGGAAGATATACAAAAACACCAGAATTTCCAAATGGTGTCTATGCATATTTTACGGGAATCAGTACAAATGTAGCAACTAATGAATTAGATCCTTCTTTCCCATATTTTATCGGAGATACTTATAGATCAACAGTTATTCAAGATAACTTCTTAAATTTAAATCAAACTTTTGATTTCAATTCTTCAAATCTAATTAGAAACACATATCCATATAAAGTAAATCAAGATTATGCTGATAATGATTTTATTATTGAATCTAATGAAGTAACAAATCAGTCTTTAATTGTAGAGTCAACTACTAAAGGATCAATTAACTCTTATGAAATTTTAGAGGCTGGTGATGGATATGCAATGGGTGAATCTGCTGTATTTGATAATTCAGGAACAAATGGTGGTGGTTTAAGTGCAGAGGTTTCTTCACTAAAAGGAAAAACGATAGCAAATATTCAAACACAAACACAAATTTATAATAACGTAGTATTCACTTGGAAGGATAAAACAAGTGTAGAAGCTACTGTCTCTCCATATCACACATTATTAGATCAAGAAAATGTTAGTATTTCTGGATTATCAACATATGTTCCAAAATTAACTGGATCACACTCTGTTGGTGTTTCTACAGAAAGTATTGTTGTATTCAAAGAAATTCCAGCAAATTCAGTTTCTGGACTGGTAACTGATATCTATGTTTCAAGAGTATCAAATACTATTTCTATTGGTAGTACCCTTGGTATAGGAACAGAATTTATGTCTGTTCTTAATATCTTTAAAGATCAAAATGTGCTCCGTGTTAAGAGGGGAGTAACTGGAACCGCACACACAGATAGAACTAGAATTGATATATTAGCAAATAAACTTACAGTTCCTATCAGTATCAATCATTTTGATGGATATCTAAATGATAAATTTTACTTCAATCCAAAATATTCGATTGGTATTGGTAGAACAGATGGAATTTCTTCTCTTGTAAAAGTTTCAATAGGAGAAACTTCTCAAGATGTTTCTGTTCTATCAAGAAGCATATATGCACCCAATCATCCATTTAAAAATAATCAAAGAGTTGTTTTAAGCATTCCACCAGGATCTAGCCCAATTTCAGTTGCAAATACTTCTGGTGGAGCAGCATTTACAATTCCATATACTGGCGTAAGTACACAAACACTTTACGTTGTAAATAAATCACCTAACAGCATTGGATTAGTAACAGAATTTTCTACAACCAGTTACATTGTATCTTTTGGATCAACATTAGCAGTTACAAATGCAGAGTACAGTAATGTAACTGGAATTTTAACGGTAACTACTTCAACACCACACTCATTTAGCCCAGGATTTTCACTAGCATCATTGTCTTCATTAGTTTTTGGTCAAGTTAGTCCCAATGATGCTTACACAACAACACAATATACACTTTGGGCAGATGTTTTATTCGATAAAGAAGATGAAATTTTTATAGTAAATACTCCATCTGGATTACTACCAACAGGAACATTTGCTGTTCTCTCTACACCAAATGTTAATACATTTACTGTAAATGTTGGAACATCACTAACGGCATTTGGATATTCTTATGGTGGATCAGTTCTTGGATTCACTTCATTTACTGTTTACAATAGTGATGGTTTATACTTCTTAAATAATGGATCTGATAACTATGAATATCTATTAAGATCTGATTATACTGAAGTAACTGGAAAAATTGAAAAAAATAAAACTGTAGTTTCAATTTCTACAGATCATGGATTAAAAAATGGAGACAATATTACATTAACTGTTAAACCCAACCTAACAGTTGGTATTGGAACATCTTCTTTTGTTAAAGTAAAAATAAACAGCACAGAAGGTAAAATTCTAATCAATCCTATTGGATTTGGATCGGTTGGAATTAGTACTTTCTCTGGAGTAATTAATATCCCATCTCATGGATATGCCACTGGCGATAAAGTTTTCTATAATGCTAGTGATGAAATAGCGTCTGGATTGACAACATCTTCTTACTATGTTTATAGAATTGATAATGACAATATTAAATTATCAGAATCTTACAAAGATGTTATTTCTAATCCACCAACAACAATAAGTATTGCATCAACTGGTGGAAAAAATCAGGAATTGAGTCTAATTAATCCACCAATTAGTGCAATAAAAGGAAATAATTTAAAGTTTGATCTATCAGACTCTTCTCTAGTTGGATATAAGTTAAAAATATACTATGATGTTGATCTTGCAAACGAATTTATATCCATAGGTGGTAGTAGCTTCACCGTAGCAAATTATGGAACAGTCGGAGTTACAACAAATGCTGCTTTAATCATTGAATACAGTGATACTATTCCATCAAAACTCTTCTATGCATTAGAAAAATCTGGTTATATTAGTACCTCTGATAAAGAAGTAGTTAATTCATCACAAATATCTTTTGTTGACAGTCTTTATAATGGTTCTTATAAAATAGCTGGTGTTGGATCAACTACTTTTGAGTTATCACTTGCACAAAAACCAGAGAGATCTCAATATACAATTAATGAGTGTAGGGAATTAAAATATACAACAACATCTCTAAATGCAAGAGGTGGTGTTGATAAAATGAAAATTGTATTCGGTGGATTTGGATATAAGAGATTACCACTATTCCAATATATTAATTCTGATACTGGAATAAATGCAAATATTAATATACTCTCAGATAATATTGGTAATATAAAAGATATTAGAATTTTAGATCAAGGATTTGAATATGCTTCAGACAAAACATTAAGACCAGAAGCACTCATTTCTCCACTTTTAACATTAGTAGATAATACCGAAATTACAAGTGTTGAAGTTCTTGATGGTGGAAAAAATTATACTTCTGCACCAAATATTGTTATCTACAATCCATCAACTGATGAAATTGTTAACAGTGGATATTTAAAAGCAAATACTTACTCAAATTCAGTCAGCAATGTTGAAATTATTGATGTACCTAAAGGTTTAAATGCAGTTGTTCATGAACTATATGCTGTTGATAATACAAATGGTGTTGGTATCAATACCATTATATCTGGTCCTGGAGTTGTTACTTGTTTCCTATCTACTCCTGCTATTGGATTCTCAACAGCACCATTTGCAGTTGGTGATGTAATTTTTGTTGAAGGAATTCAGAATAATACATCTCAGGGAGATGGATTCAATTCTATTGATCACAACTTTACATTTTTTACAGTTAATAAATTTGTTAATACGGTTCCCGCAAGATTGGAATATGATATTTCTGTAGCAACTAATAATCCTGGACTAGCAAAAACTGACCAATTCTCTTTTGCAAATATCGTCAAAAAATCTGATCTTCCTAGATTTAGAATTACACAAGCCGAATCCAAGTTTAAACTTGGAGAAACAATTGCTGTAAAAAATTCTAATGGATCATTCACCCTTCAAGATCTTATAGTCACTGATTTTAGATCTAATAAAATTAAAATCCTAGGTGAATACGAATTAGTTACTGGCGACATCATTAAAGGTCAAATATCTGGTTCTATAGCAGAGATTGAAAATACATCACCAAATAAAGGTAGATTTGAAACAGATTATTCACTAAGAAAAGATTTTGGATGGAGTGATGATGTTGGAAAGTTAAATGAAGACTATCAGGTTATTCCTGATAATGATTATTATCAAAATCTCTCATATACTGTCAAGAGTCCTCTAGAATATGAAGAGTTAATTACTCCTGTAAACAGACTTCTTCATAGCACAGGTATGAAGAATTTTGCAGATACTCAAGTTTCAACATCTTCTACACTATCCATTCAATCTGAAGATGTTACTAGTTTGGCCCTGATTGATATTATTAATGAAGAAAGTGTTGAAGAAATTAAGAATTTAGATCTAGGTTTAGATGTTGATGTTCTAGTAGATGGATCTCAGAAATCAAAATTCTTCAAATTTAAAAATAGAAAACTTGCAGACTACATTGAGTGTAGAACCAATAGAGTTCTTTTAATTGATGATATTTCAACACAATTCTCTAATAGTAATCTAAATGAAGGTGGATATGCTGATATTTACAACTACAGTGAAACTTATGCTCGTTTCTTAGTTCAAATTAAGGATACTAATGAGCGTTTCATGCAGTTATCCGAATTGATTGTATTGTATACAGATAGTGAAGTTCTTATTGAAGGTATTAAAGATGCAAAAACATTTACCTTAGAAAAAGGATCTTTATACAATAAAGCAAATCCAATTGGCAATTTAGATGGTAACATTGACCAATTCGATAATCTAACACTGAGATTTACACCACAATCTACATTCATTGATGATTATGATATTAAGATTTTGGTTAATAAGTTTAATACAACTGTTGGTGGCGGATCTAGTATCAATAATTATGGAGCAGTTTCTCTAAACTCAAGATCTAAGCAAGTTGGTTCTGGAACATCGGAAACTATTATTGAATTTGATTCGACTAAAGTAGATGGTTTCCATGGAACAATTCATGTTTTAGATTTAGAAAATAATGAGATGAATTTCTATGAGGTATATTCATATACTGATAGAACTGATGTTTATATGTCAGAGTATTATTTTGATAACCAAAAAGCAACTACAAGTGCTTCAACAAATGTTTTAGGAACATTTACTTCATATCTCTCTGGGGGAGTTCTTAAATTAGATTTTGATAACAACAAAACATTAACCAATAAACTTGTGAGAGCGAGAATAGTTGGTTTTGGATCAACTGCTTTAGGAATTGGAACTTATAGGTTTGCTCTTCCTGGACAACCACAAGAAAGAAGTGCTAGATATGATTCTTCCGTTGTTCACACAGTTGGGGCATCGTCAACAACCGTTGTTGGTGTTGCAAGTGATATTATTTCTTCCATTAAATCATATGTTAGAGTTTCCGCTGGAAATACTTCGGCACTCCATCAGGTAATGATGATGCATGATGGGAGAGAAATTTATGTTCTTCAATATCCATT